TGGGTCATAAACCTTCTTACCTTCTATTTCAAATGAGAATGTTGGGTAGCCTTTCCATTTCTCAGCATCAAAAATACAGGAGATATAGATGTAAGCTATGCCTTGCAGTTTATGATCGTTAGTCCATGTTGATGAGCCTATTGCTGTTTGGATTGCACTATTGACTGTAGTTTGGTCGCCCTTCTCATAAATAACTTTAACCAAGCCACCAGAACCATAAGCATCATCGTTGTCGCTATTAACGAAATTAGTATTGGTTATTGTGTAAACACCTGAACTTTCTGAGAAGTCTGTGGTTAGAGATAATTCAAAAGTTTCATTACCATTGTTTAAGAAAATCTTTTTAATGTCATTAATCTCATGGGCTGCGACTGCAATAATCTGTCTTAGCTCTTTGGTGCTTAAAGACACATCACGATAAACAATCGTGCCACCCACTCTTGTTTTACCATAAACAGTATTTCTAGCTGCTATCGGATTGGTAAAGGCTTGGGGTGTGCCTAAGTTTCTTGCAGTGGTATTGTTAGAACCTTTTGTTGTTAGGTAATTAAGCCCAAGCAAAACTGTGTTTGCTGCGACTGTACGCCAGAAAGAAGCACCGATCATGGTTCTAAATGAGCCAGCGACAATGCCACCGATGAAGGTTGAAGTGATCGCTAGTGCTATTGCTGCTTTTATTATCTTACCTAACATTATAAAAGATCATTTTCCCCCACTTTGCCAACAGCATCAGCACCACCACCACTACTGCTACCACCACCAGTACCAGAACTAAACGTTCCCCACCTCAATTTCTGTTCTTGTATCTTTGGTACAAATTCTAAACCCTTGTCACCTGTATATAAGTATTCCTGACTTTGAGGTGTGAAATACAAATTTCTTGGTCTGGTTAAATCAATTAATTTGTTTTCAGCAGATATAACTACTGAGAAAGTATCGCCATCATTAACAACCAATGTGTCCATACGACCTTTGAACAATATAACGTTTTCTATCTCATCGTTGGTATCAGGATGAAAGAAAAACATCTTTAATGTTAATGGTCTGTTTTGATAATCTTCGGTAGTGGCATAAGAAACAATATCTTCTTGTAAGCCAGATATGGTTACTGTTAGGTTGGTTGATTGTAGTTCTTTGCTTTCTTCTATGTTTGATAGGCTTAGAAGCTCTCCTGCACCTGTATAAGTCACTGCATCTGAATCAGTGAAGTCTCCTATACCTGTCCATAAATTAAGGTCTCCTGAATCAAATTCTGCGATGATACCAAAAGCTATGTGTTGATGATCAGCAGATAATCTGTTTGATATTGCTGAAGGTATGCTTGGTCTACTAGCCATTTATAACCTCAACTGCTGTAAATGATAATCCATATATACTAGCTTCATTTACAGACCATGAGGCTTGATTTGAAGCTAATCTAAACTGACCTTTAGGGCTGGAGAATTTAACGTAATGTCCTGCTGTTATGTTGGCTCTTAGTTTTGGTTCAATTCTAACACCATAGTCTGAGCCAGAAGCAGTAGCATCTTCTACTGCCATTACATATTGAACAGGGTTAGATGTAGCTGAAGCTGCATCATGGATAGCTAAATAATCACCCTTCTTAATAGTTCCTGCACCAGAACTAACATTGGTTAGCGATAGTCCTGTTGCTCCTTTAATGTTTTGTTGAACCTTACAACCAGCAGTCGTTGATTCGTCTACTAAGTCACGATCAACTACGACAGCAGTTGCACTGGTTTTTGTTGTTATTTTGAATGTACCATTGTTATCGTCATTGGTTGCTCCTGAAACAACAATAAAATCACCAGCAAAGGCATTGGTAAATATAGATGTTGCTGCTGTGATTGTTTTGCTTGATGCAGTAAAAGATAGTGTTTCTGAAGTATCATTAACTCTGTTTTCAGTTGCCAACCATGTTTGATTGTATGTACCACTATTTGTTAAGTGGGATGGGTCTGCCATCAAGAATGTGTTTTTAACACCTTGTAATCTGGTTAAGAAGGTTGTCCATTCTAAAGCATCGGCTCTTTTCATTGGTGGCAGAGTAACTTCTGCTGACCAATAAACACCATCGTATTCTTGTGTTCTTTGTTTGTAAGTAAATGTTGATCTGGTTGCTGCTATCGTTCTGTTGAGAGCAAATCTAACAGAAGCAAAGTTAGGGCTTGATGGCATATCTATTATCATCTTAGACCTCTTCTAAAGTTACCACCTCTGGACATTGCTTCTAATACAGCACCTTTGGATGTTTCTGCTATTTCTGGTAATAGCTGCAAGACTTCATTCTTAACTGTGTCTTGTACGCCAGTAGCAAAATTAACCGATTGATTGATTGTAATATTGCCACCACCAGCTAAATCACGATTAGGTATTACTTTACCAGATGTAGATGGAATAAATAATTCTTCACCCTTTTCACCAACTATGTATGGTGTGTTCTTTGTAACAAATCCACCACCCTGTTTGCCTGCAGGATTGCCAAACATAAAGCCAATTACATCTTCTGCTCTTTGACTGTAGTCACCTGCTCCCTTTTGGTCTCTATTGAGATAATTTTCGAAACCTGTACGCAATGGATTAACTATACCTGCCATAATCATTGCATTAAGCAACTCTCTGGTAATCATATTAATTAAATCAGCAAGCTTATTTTTGCTCGTTAATACAAAATCAGTAATAGTTTGTGATAATTGGTCAAAACCTTTATTGATTATATCAGCTAGATTTTGAGCAAAACTTTTTTGTTTGTTCCTAAAGTTCTCCATCTCTTTACCTAGTTTGGTAAAAAGCTCTCTACTTCTTGAAAGAATTTTATCGACAGTATCACCAGCAGTTCCGCCATTTTTTTCTGTTCTTGTGCCGAATAATAAATTTTCTAATGAAAAATCTTCATCTTCGCCAATCTTTTTGAAATTCTTACGCAAATCTTCAATTAAGAATCTAAGTCGATCAACGTCTTCATCTAGTTGTGTATTATCAAATAAATTAATTTCTAACTCATCTAGTTTTCTACGCATCTCATCAACCTTGCTTTGTGCTTGTCTAGTATTGCCAAACAGGTTACTGATATCTATGGGCGGTTCACCTCGTAAGTCTCGAATCATATTAAACAAGTTAACAATCGGCTTGAAATCTTCTAATAAATTTCTAGTTAGATCATTTATGGTTTTTAAAATGTCTACTTTCATTTGCTCAAAGAATATTGGCACCTCACCAATACCTTTAGCAAAAGCAGTAGCTAATGTATTAATTCCTATCCTTGTGCTTTTAATTAATTGTAAAAATGCAATTCTTAAGTTGGCACCTGCGGTAGGTATATCAACGTCAAACAATTTAATTATGTTGTTGTGAAACCATACTCTGACTTTTTGGAAGGCGACCAACAATCCCAATCCAGCTAAAGCAATTAATGTGAATGGATTGGTTGCAGCAAAACTAGCACCCATAGTGGCTAACGCAGCCATAAAGCCCACCATTACTGGTAAGAGTCTGGTTAATGCTGGAATTAATGCAGCACCAATAATTAATGAGACTCCTAATAAATTGTCAGACAATGTTTTAACAGCGATTGCAAAGTTTTTAGAAGCACTAGTCATCTCATCAAAATCTCTAACAGCTTGATAAGCTCTAATCTTTAGACGAGCAAACGCATTGTCGATGGTGAAATCCATAGCATCAACTCTGGTTGTTGTGTCTTCAAAAGCATTGATAAGAATTGGAAACATATCTTCAGCAACAACTTTACCAGCAGCACCCATCTCTCTTAAGCCACCGACTGTTGTGCCAAATCCATCGGCTAACAAATTAGCCAAGACAACGTTGTTCTCAAGCACCGACCTCATCTCATCACCAGATAGTCGACCAGACGCAAACGCCTGTGTTAGCTGACGCATAGAGTTAGTTGTTTCATAAGCCGATGTACCAGATAGTCTGAAGGTTGCATTAAGTGTTGCTGTCGCTTTAGCTAAATCTTCATTGGATATTTCCATTTGTTGTGTAGCTTGCACCATTCTTGAGAAAGCTAGTGCAGTACCTTCAAATGTACCTCTTGTTCTTAAAGCTACTTTTTCAATTAAGTCGATTTGATCACTGGCAACTTCAGCAGAACCAGAAAACGAAGTAAGCCTGTTTCTAAGGTCTGTAATTTCATCAGCCATCTTTCTTATTTCGTTTACAGCAAAAGCACCCCCTAATGCTGCTGCAACGTTTCTAAGTTGATTGCCTACTCTTTTTGTATCTGATTCTACCTCTCTGAAAGCCTTTTTAGTGTCATTTTTGGCTATCAGGTGGATAGGAAACTTCATATTTGCCATGTTATCTATGCTTGTGTTTTATTTCTTCGAGCTTACGCTCTTCCTCTATTATATCGAAATAAAGAATCCATGCCATAAACTCTTCACGTGGCATGGCTTCAATTTCTTGGATTGTTTTATGGAGTTTTTCGCCTAGAGCAAATTTATTTCTTATGTCTGGCTCTTCTTTTATTTTTTTTTAAGATTGGATGCATTTGGTACATCCATAAGCTGTGCAGCTATATTAAGAAGTATATCTCTATCAACTTGATTCATTAACTTATTGATTGTGTCTTGAGTCATGTTGAAAATCTTTTCACCATCTTTGTCTTCGCATTTAACAATAATGGCATAGATGACCATAAGCATTTCATTTAGCTTGCCATCTTTGGTTGCTCTTTTTTGGATTTGTGATGTTTCACCAACAGTCATCTTTGAAGCATAGATGGTGGTTTCCCACTCATCTACAACTATTTCATACCTATCAAGAGACTGATAGTGGGTTATTGCTTTATCAAGTACCGACATTAATTAAATTAAGATGCTGTTCCTATTGTTAAAGCTCCGCTTCCTTGTACTGAAAAACTAATCTCAACAAGACCATCGTAAGATTGGCTTCTTGAAATGCTAGTTATGATACCTGTACCAGATAACTGATAGTCACCTGCTGTAGCACCTTCAGGTAAGAACAAGAAAGATAACTCTGAACCAATAGTCATTGCTGTTTGTGCTGTATCGGTATCATCAAATAAAGCATCGATTGATGCTGTAAATGAAGTTAAGCTATCCTTATAAGTTCTAGCAGCATCACCCATTGAAGTATCTTCAATAGTATCTGCTGTTTCTTCTACAGAGAAGTTTCTTATTTCGCCAATAGCATTTTCTGAACCAGATGCTCCAGCTTTAACTACGCCATCTTTTCCTTTAAATGTTGCCATAATATTCCTTTATCTTAATTGTGAAGCATCATCCTCTGCAGTGCAATAGTTTACTAAGAAATTTAGTGTGGCTACTGCTACAGGGTTTTCACCTTCACCTACATAGTTTATATCAGTTGAAATTAAAAATACATCTTTTGCTTTATTATTTAGGGTTGTATCTGCACCTATAGCTGCTTCTATTTCCTCTGAAATAGTATCTATAGTATCGTCAGAATTGTTATTAGATTTAACATAAGCTTCAACTGATAGTGTTAATAATCTTTCCAAAGCCCTCGTTGAACCCATAGTTATGATCTCTGAAGACTCTTCTTTGGTATAAACCAATAAAGCAGGCAGGTTTGCATCTTGTAATGGATAAACCCTAGATTGAAAGACATTAGAACCAGTGGTCGTCAATCCTGTTAAGGTTGTAGCTACCTGTTCTCGAATTAATTGTCTTGCGTGTGCCATATCTTATTGTAGCTTATTTGCCCTGCCCTCTGTATTTTTTATAACTTCTTCTTTTGTGTTTATTCATAGAAGATGAACCAAAGTTTCTACGACCCAATGATGTTTTCTTACCATTTACACCACAAGTAGGTTGATGTGAAGTAGTAAATTGAGCTTTGGATTTTTTAGGCATTAATCGTCTTTCTTATGGGAAGCACCAAAATAAAAAGATATAACAGCAGAAGCTAAACCACCGAGATAACCTAAAACTAAATTAATCAATGCTTCTGAGTTCTGCTCTGGTGGCTGTAATGTAACTAAGAAGATGTAACCCATAAAACCACCCAATGTCATAAAGCCCAATAGTTTAGATGTCCAATCACCACCAAATGCTTTTCTAGCATCTTGCACATCCTCTGTTTCTAGTTTGAAAACATCTACTTCAAGCTCTTTCATTTTTACTTCAAATTCATTATCTGCTTCTTTAAGCTTAAGCATTTCATCTGGTGTAGCTTGTCTGATAGCTTTCTCTACAGCTTGTTCATTGTTTGCTACTCCTAGTTTCTCAGCAATCATACTAACTGCTGCTCCACCTAAAGGTGAACCTAGTGCTGTTCCTAGTGTTGGTGCGACTGCACTGACAAGTTTTTTAAGTTTTTTTAACATTAGTGTATTGTTTCCTCTGTTTCTAAATTAATCTCATAATCAATAGCATCTAGTATATATTCTGGAATATGGATGTCTAATTTGATAAATTTTTCACCTGCAATCAAAGCATCAATGTATTGCACAAACAATTTTTCATACATACCCCTAGCAATCCAATGAGAACCCATAGATGTTCTAATGCGACAATCATAGTGCCATGCATCATCTAATTGATCTTCAGTATATAAAATCATTGTTCTTGTAACATCATTTCAGTGAAACCAGTGCCATCTGGTCGCACATTAACTACTTTAAATGTGGTTGATTCAAAAACAAA